GTAATAAATCGGGAGGTACTACCAAATTTTTATTGTTATCATATGATAGTAAATGTATTTCAATAGCAGCTGTTGTTGGTTGATTAACATCCATACCCCCTCCATATAATTGTTGAAATTCAGCAAAATCTACAAAAGCTTGATCAGTAATAGTACAACTTCCAGGACCATCATCATTATAACATCCAGCTTGACATAAACTTAAACTTCCAAACCAAGCAGTATCACCTACGGAATTAGCACCAGCAGATGAATCACATTGATAAAGATTTTGAGTTTCAACACCCTCAGTTACATCTGCTATAGTAGCAAATAATTGTTCAGCTGAAGCTCTATTAACAGAAACTTTTGCAATATTTCCAAATTTTGCTGGCATTGCAAGAACTCTAGCTTCATAATCTTCTTTAGTAACACATCTTTTTTGAGTTATGAAATGAGCTTGTGTTTTTCTTTTTATTTCTTCAACTGATTGTGCATCAGCACCACCACGAGCGGGTTCTAAATTTGTAATTGTTGGGGTTACACTATTACCATTTGCTAATCTACTTATTGATGATAAAGTAGTTAAATCTCCAGCTGGTATATTTGTACCAATTCCACCCCCAATTCTATATTCAACTGTTAATGTTGTGTTGCTCGGAGATTCACCTAATGAACTCATAGCAGTACCCAATATTGGAGATATATCAGAAGTTATAGTTTCTGTTTCTCCTGGTATTATAATTCCAACTTGTTCTGTTTGAAAAAATCCATCTGATAAAGAACCGCTAGCTGCTTGATGTAATAAACCATTACCAAATACTAAGGATGTTGTGTTGTCTTCATTTATTTCTGTAATGAATCTTTTTGGTACTTTTATAAATTCAAGAGTATATGGCACTGGTATGGTTTCTACATTAACATTTGTTATATCATAATAAGCATTGGTTCTATCACCTATATAATGTTCTTCAGCTGGAACTTTATCTTGAGCTAAATACTCAACCTCATACCATTTATTATTATTAGAATCTTTAACACTTAAAATTTCAATTATATTGGTTTCAGGAAAAGTTATTCTTTTAAATTTTTCAGGAGAACCTATAGAAAAAGTTTTAGTTTTTGTTTCTCCACTTACAGCTTTTACTTTTCTTGTTAAAGTAAATTCTGTAGCTAATCCATTTTCATCCGTATCACTAACCACAGGTACGGCATCTCCTGATGAGCTCATTGTAAAATCAACTATATCAAGAGTTTCGAAAATTATAGTTGAATCTGTAGTAGAACTTACTTTTAATCCCTTATCGAAAACTTGAAAATCAACAGCTTCTGGAACTATATTATCAACATTTGTATTATCAGCATCCACAGTTTGACTTATATCCAAATCAACATAAGAAGGACTTATCGGTTTAACTTTATATCCCAACATATTTGCTAAATTAATTACATTTCTTCGTTCTTCAGCTAATGGTAATAACATTTCTTTATATTGGTTATCTATATAAAAAGAAAGAACATCACCTACATAAGCTGACATTTCAATTAACATCATTCCAGGAGATGTTTCATTAAAATCTCTATAAGAATTCGGAAAATATGTTTTAGCATATTCTATTAATGAAGATTTTAATGAAGAAAAATCTTTATTTAAATAATTTATATTACTAACTTGATATTCTTTTTCAGAATAAGGCATTTACTAATCTCCTATTTCTATATTTCTACTTGAACAGATTCTAATGTATTTGGATCTCTTGTTATATTAAATACTACATTAATTATTAACTTATTATTATTGACACTACCGGCTGTAGTAGTTGACATTTGAACAGTTAAATCTTTTACTTGAATAAATGGTAGCCAGAAATCAAACGTATCTAATATATCATTTTCAATTTGTAACCTCAACTCATCTGTAAATTGTTCGAACTGAACTGTTCTTAAATTTAAACCAATATTTGGCTGTAGATATCTTTCTCCTTTATGAGTACTTAACAAATTTCTTATATTATTTTTTACAGCCTTAATAGTTGTAGTTGTCGAAGCAAACCACCCCTCAATACCATCAGATTTTCTAAAGGGTAAATCGATACCTATAAATACGCTATCATCTCTATCTTCTATAAATGGTTTTTTATATGTATCTTTTATAGCCATTCTATCTTCCTATTATATTTTCATCTAGTAATTTAACTTTTGTTAAATCTTCATTGCTTTCTTCAGAATCTACGGGGTTTCTACCTACATATGCATATCCCACCGCTTTCATAGCACCTCCCTGACCTCCAAACTTTTTTAAAGAAATACTTGGTACAACAACACCATTCTTTCCCTGTACAACATTTCCACCAACTGCTGTAGTTACAGTTGGCAATACATCGGCTTGAATAGGTCCGGTAGTAGAAATCTCTTCAACTTCAAGTATAGATTTCATTTCAGTTATTGTAAAAGTTTGTTTCTTTAAAAAATCAATAACAGCATTAGCTATACCTTCAGATACATTATATAAATTATTATCTTGGACATCATCCAATGGAGTATCAGATTCCATACTAGTTTTCATTACTTCATATATATCGTTAGTTAATCCCATTTTACTTCTTCTTATCCATAGCTTTCATTAAATCACTATAATCTCTTGTCAATGCATTTTTAAGAGTATCACCAACAACATTAGGATCTCCACCCATAGATTTAACTACTGTATCAGCGTCCGGTTTTTGATTACCATTCATCATACCAGCATAAGAACTACCAACAACCTCATTTATCTTATCACTTGTGTATGTACTACCACCCAATGTTTCCCACTCATTACTTTTATCACTTATAGCTGTTTCATTTAATACATCATTCAATACTTTATTTTTAGAATAATGTTTTTGTTTTGGTTTGGATTTTGGTTTAAGTTTTTGTTCTGTCTTACCTCCAACAATTTCTTTAATTACCTCTTTTACTGTGAGTGCTACCTCTTCTCTAACTATCTCTCTTATTAACATTCTTAACTCTGATTTCTTCATATGACCTCCCTATTCGGCTTCTTGTCCTTCCTGTCCAGTTGTTTTTTGTCCATTTTCTTCTATAAAATGGTATTCACTCCAAAAATCTGGTGCAGCAAGTTTATTTTTTAATGATGTAACTTTTTGTATTGTAGTTGGATCTATTGGACCAGATAATCCAGCTATACAAGCAGTAACCTTTAATGTTTCTATAATACCTACCATTTCTTCCAGTAATTCTTTTAATTTATTACCTAAAACCAATGGTTCAATTTTTTCTTGAGCCTGTTTGCCTAAATAAATATTAGAAGATTCAATACTCATATAATTTTTTGTGTTGATTGTTAAATTATTTCCAGCTCCAAAATCCATATTAATAAAAGAAGATAAAGTTATATTATTATTTCTAGCATTTAAAGTAATTTTATCCGAATTAATCAATATTTGATTTCCCAGTATTGGCAATTCCCCATCATTACCAAAATTATAATTAAATGCTTGAGTTTCTTCGGCATTATTGCCACCAGCAACAAGTCTTGGATTTTCTTCCACAGAATCAGAAGCTAATTGAAATGTTTCAAAATGATCTAAAATACTACCAGCTGAAGTAATACTAATTAATGAACCATCATAAATATTTTCGACTACTTCTCCACCATTTCTACCATTGGAAATCGCTATTAATGGGAATGGACCTCTACTACCAATTCTCAAGCTATTCCCATATCTACCTTCAAGAATCATATCACCATGAGTATCCATTTTTGATATACTACCGTCCTCACCTTTATTAATTTGTTTTGGATCATCCAAGATTTGTTTATATTCCTTTTGTAATCTTGAAACTGTAGCTATTAAATAATTTTTTGGAATATTAAACTTTTCTCTAAAAGTAGATTTAGTTTTAACAGCAGTATTATTATTTTTAGGATTAAAACCAGTATTTAACGTATCTATATTAAAGTTCGGACTATTAATAGAATTTAAAGGTCCTAAATAATAATTGACTCCACCAAAATCACACAATAATACTGGATCTCCTTTAATTGGAACATCTACTATTCCTCTTAATAATGGATAATATCTTGTCCTAACCATTTGTTTTAGCTCAGTTTTTGTACCAAAATGTTTCATAGCTATTATACTATTAATATTTCTATTATTGTCTTCATACGCTGAAGAATTTTTATTTAATACTACATCTATTACAAGTCCAGGTACAAACTCTATATAAATGTCTCTTGGGAAAATATTTTTCATCCCAAATTCATTCTTTTCTCGACCAGTATCTACTCTTAAAAATTCACCCATTATTAATTACTCGTATTACTTATTGTTTTTTCTTTTATATTATCAATTTTATCACTTTCTTCTTGTAAATCATTAACTACGCCTTGCAAAGTTCCCATTAATTCTTCTTTTTCTGAATCTGATAATAGCATTGTTTCATCAGAATCGCCCTGTGATTTACTTATAATTCTCTGAAGAACTCCGGCTAATTTAACAAGATGTTCATCATTTTTTACAGATACTTCCATATATTCTTTTATAATTGGAGCTACTAAAATAACATCATCTATGGTAGTTATAAAACCATGAATTTCAGATATTAATAAATCTATTTGCTTTTTTTTGTTTATAGTATTTTCATAAATATCTTTAGTTAAACCTTGAAAAGTTTTACCATCAAATATTTCCTTATTGTCCGACATTATTAAAATCTCCCAATGCATTTTGAATGTAATTATTCATATATAAATATAAAATTTATAAAAAATTACTATGAAATAAAAAAACCCCACTCAAAAAGAATGGGGTTCAAATAAAACTATTTTAATAAATCTTAAAAAAATTTATTTTTTTCGTCACTTAAAGTGCCATATTTATCATATTTAATTAATAATTTTTTATAATATTTTTTAAAAACATTTGTAACTCTTGTTATCTGTGAAGTTTGTACATTCGTCATTTCGCGTATTAAAATGTATAATGACTTTTTATTAAAATTCTCTATGCCATCTCTTTTTTTAAATAATTCTAAAATAGCATATGCTACATCTATATCAGTACTATTTTTAAATATTGTGGATATATTTTGTTCAAAATACTTTACCAAATCATCTATAAAATCGTCCAAAAACGAATCATTTTCATTATTTTTTGTAGAGATATTTGATAAAGCTGATATATCATAATGTGTTTTATATTTTTTATAATTAGCATTATTATGTAATATTAAATAATTTTTAGCTACTACTGAAAAGTAACTAAATGCCTTTGAACCTTTTGTGTGGTCGTACTTGTGCATATTCATAACAAGAAAAGTGCAAACTTCGTGTTTAACATCCACATACACATCATCAAAATATTCAAATTTAAATGTATTAATTATATTCTCACAAAGTTTATCGAAAGCATAGTGTATTTCTTCTGCATATATTTTATTTCGTTCTGCTTGGTTTTCATCAGGGTCTAATGCGTTATATCTTACAATAGCATCTTGAACATCCATATCAAAATACATTCTTTTATTTTTCTTTTTCTTCGGCACTACCAATCTCCTCTGTTTCTTCGTTCTCAAACATTCCATTTAATAACTCCTGTAGCTCTTTTAATTGTTGAAAGAAAAATCCAGTCTCATCATCAGATTCATAATGTCCTTTAGCATCAACATGTTTCATTTTAGTTGTTGCGTATTCAATTATATTCTGAACCTTTATAATAAAACCTTCATATTGATTTATTCTTCTCAATGAAAAATATAATAATGTAGATGCACCCACACTAAATAAAAAGAATAATATCGTTAATATCCACCACCACATAACTTATCTCCTATGCGAAAAGCTCGTCAAACTTTTCTTTTAAATTGTCGACTTGTTTTTGTTCGTCTTTTGTTTTTGGGGCTTTTGTAACAACTCCATTAGAAGTTTGATTACTTCTCTTCCATTGATCACCCTCTATATGAGTAGCCATCATATCAGCTTGATGTAAAATATAAGGTAGATTAGAACGAAGCGCCCAATCTGGATTGTAATTTATAAGATAAGATTTGTTTGCTTCATCATATAAACCATCTGTTAATTTAATTCCAATATATTCTTTATCCGTAACCTTAACTCCATAATGTTGAAGTAACCACAGTCCCCTATCAGGTACTTTCATATACTGAAGATCTGGATTGTGTGTATATATCTCATTGCGGTTTGTTCTATGCCAATCCGATGTTTGTGGTACATAATATTCGTTATCCAAATCACCAACCTTACCTAAATCGTGATGCATAGCTGCAAACACCAACTCTTCATCTGTAAAGTTTATTTTCGCATCATGATTATACCATATGTCTTTTACATCTTTAGCCATATCAATAATATGTAATATATGTTCAATATATCCACCGGGCATAGCATTATGATAATGACCTTTAGCACTTGCAGGTGCAAACATCATTCTATCTTTTAAATCTTCATACATCTTCAAAAGATTTTCTTTTCTATCATCACTAATGTATTTTTCAATAATATCTATTAGTGTTTGCCAATTCATTTCTATTTGTTCGGCTGTTAATTTTTTCATCTATTTACCTCATAACCTTGTTTAGTTAAAATAATTTTATCTTCATTTCTTAATCTATTTCTATAAGCTGAAAATGCTATTCTTACACCCCACCCAAGATGGGTTTTCAAATCATCCTTGGTGGTACATTTTCTACTCTTTATAAATTTAATAATCTTCTTATAAGAATCCGTTTCTTCTCTGATAATGTTCAATTCTTTTTCTGCTAAAATAAAATGTTCATTATATAAGTGAATAGTTTTATCCCAAGTATTTTCTAATGCTATCTTTTTTGATTTTTCAGAATATTCTTTTCTATAATTTTCATCATCTAATATTTTATTAATCTTAGTTAAAAAATCAGTATCAGTATCAAAATATATTCCAGCAGCATCAGCATATTGTTGGTAGTAATCTACATCTAAAAACAAATAAGGCGTACCGACACTCATACCATCAGAAGCTGAATTAGTCCACCCTCTATGATATGACTTTCCACATACGCCTACCCAACATCTTGATAGTTCTGTAAAGTAGCCCTCTCTATTAAATTTATCGTTATAGATATATTCTCTATCTTTTTTATCGGCTAATGGCACCCACACATTAAAATCTTTCCTTTGTCCCCACAACTCATCCATTTTTCTCAAAAACCAATCATAACTTTTATAGCTATTTGGTCTATGATTAAATACGATTGTTTTAATACTAGTAGATGGTTTTTTTCTTTTCCCATCTATATTATCCCATCCTCTTGGTACAGGTTGGATTATTTGTTCTAAAGTTTTAATTTGTTCATTATCTAAAAAACCTTTAGCATTTTCAACAATAGTATCCTTAACTGCTTGGGAATTAACACCGCAAGTATTCATTTCTAATATACCATTCAAATGATTACGCATCATACTCATGCTATACTTTGTAGTTTCTGGTATTTCTATGTAAGCACTATACCCAAAAAATACTGGTCTACAATCAGTCCTATTATAAAATAAATTTTTAAGTTGAAGTGTATGTTCAGGTAAGTAAGTATAAACGAAATCCCAATCTTTCTTTTTATAATTAATAATCTCCAACATTCGTTTAGTATCAAAATGACACCTCATTGTGTTTGGATAAGTTGGTTGATCATATATTATTTGTTCAGTATTTTTATATTGAAATCCTGGCATAATTTTAGGAGTTAATATTGTAAAATAAATATCAGGTCTTAACTTTGTAAGATGTTCTAATATTCTTGACATTATAATATAATAACTATCTTTGGAAAAATCCTTTTGATAAGTTATATTAGGATAGACAAGACATTTATATTTATATTCTACATCATCGTCAGAATAATTTAAATGATTTGGATATTTCATTATCTTAAATTATCCAAATAACAATGATACTTGCCCTTCGATTCTCCAATACCACCAAGTATTTGTATATAATCTTTGGGACTTTTTTGAGATATTCTATGTAATTCTTTAGTAGATAAAAGACACAATCCACCTCTAGCAAATGTCCAAGATTTATGTGGAACTCTAACAAGAGCTAA